ATTAGGTTTGAAGTTACATTTTTCGTTGATAATAATGAAACTGCTCCAATATTACCATTTCCAGCAGAAACATTTTGTCCAAGAGCTTTTCCACTTGCTTCAATCAGTGAAAATATTAATATTTCTATAAATGGAACATCTATTTCTTGTAAATATAGCGATGTAATGATGGCATACCTTCGTTATGCTTCCCCTGAAGAATTATTTGCTTATGATCTCTCGGGTACACCTTCGCAATTGGATTTTTATGTCAATTATGATTTTTATGAGCCATCACGCTCGGGAAGAGAGCCTTTTGTTCCGTTATTTAAAAATACGAGCAGACAACTTCCTCGCTCGGCATTCAACCTTATCTCGCTAAATGCAGGTGAGATACCCGCTGGTTCTTTTGGCGTTCCGTGTACTTTCGTGTTTGAAATTGTAGAACCTATAATGATTAGTCCATTATTATATGCTTCAAGTAAATTAGAAAGTGGGTTAATTAATGTAGACAATATCGCTATAACTATTAATTTTAATGATTTAAACCGAGTAGCTACTATAAAATCGTTAATTGATGCGACTGCTACAACTAATATCGTTGGTGTTCCTGAATTACTTATAGAGTATAAAAATATTCATACGATCGATGAAACAAAAATTCCAAAAATAGTTAGATATAAATATAATGATACTAATGTATATAGAACACCATTTCCATATACTATTGGAATCGCTGACGGAAACACATTTTATTCAGCAACAATACTATGTAAACCAATTGAATTAACAGTATGTCCTAAAAAAATATATATATATGCTCCTAGAATAAAATCATTAGGCAGTACTGATGCATTTTTTATTACTGATTCATTTTTTCCAATAACAGCAATTTCACTTTCATATCTTAATATTGGTGGACAATTTTCTAATTATTCGCAAAATGATTTATATAATATGTCTCGCAAAAATGGATATACAGGATCATTTCAAGAATGGAGTGGCTTAGCAATGACATATACGCTTTTAGGATCAACTGATAGTGCTACGATAGTTTCCCCCGATGGATTAGATGGCAGAATTGGTTTAGTAGGTGGCCCGCTTTGTATTGATTGTACTGATTTAGCATTACCATCTAATATAGCTAGTGGAACACTTGTGTCATCTCAATTACAAGTCACAGTTACTGTAATGAATCAAGATAATGTTTATACTGGAGCAGATGGAGAAATTGTTATAGTAATTGTGAATGATGGTATTATGGAATTAAGTGAAAATAAAATGACAACTCGGATTGGATATATTAACCAGCAAGATGTTTTAGCGGTTCGTAGTAATGGAGAGATTACAACACAAACATTTACTTCACAATTATCAGGTGGGATGACGGCGCAAGGGGGCAACATCATAGAAAGCAAAATCCAATTTGATGTTGAAAATATAAAAGATATTAGCAAAAAAAGCAAAGTTATTAATAATTCAAATAAAAAAAACACAAAAAAATAAAGTTCTAAGTATATAATATAATATGGATCTTACACTTAAAAATGGAATTGACCCCCGTCTTGAAGCATTGTCTGAAGCACAAAATAAAATGGTATTTGAAATACCTCAAGGTGCAGCTTACACCAACAAAGTAGCACAGAAAGCAAATAGCGTGTCTAATCAGTCTGTTTCATTTAATTTTAACACACAAGGAAAAAACGTCTTGATCGATCGACGTTTCTATTGCCGTATGCGATTTAGTGTTACTGCCACTTTCACAAACACCACAGGCGGATCATTGGCCGGCTTCAACAATGGCAATCATTGTCCGAGAGCGTTTCCAATTGCTTCGTGTGCTGAAAATGTGTCGCTTTCTATTAATGGCACTACAGTCAGTGCCAATTATGCTGATATGATGAGTGCGTATTTGCGATACACATCTCCTAACGAATTACTTGCTTTTGATCTGTCAGGGACGCCTTCTCAACTAGATTTTTTTGCTGATTATGCATCTCTACCTAATGCTGATACAAGTGCTCATTCTCCGTTTGCTCCAATCGCATTTTCTGATGACGTTCAACTATCACGAGGCTCATTTAATTTGGTTTCGCTGGACGGAACGGCGATTCCAGCTAATTCTACGGCTACACGTGTAGCCGTATTTGAAGTAGTTGAACCACTTATGTTGTCACCATTGTTGTATTCGTCTCGCAATCTTGAAAGTGCTCTACTTGGAGTAACTAACATTGCAGTAAATATTAATTTTGGTGACTTATCGAGAGTTTTTTGCGAAAAAGCCCGAACAACTGTAACATCTAGCTTCAGTACGACTATTGTGGGTGTCCCTGAACTCTTAATTGAATATAAAAATCTTCAGTTGGTTGAGGAAAGCAAAATTCCACAATTAGTTCGTTATAATTACCAACGTCCTGAAGTATATGTAAATGATACTGGTATTACTCTTGCTGCAGCTGGAGCAACCACTTTTACAACGCAGACTATTAATAACAATGCTATACAACTTTCAACTTGCCCCAAACGTATTTATATATACGCATCTAAAGGACGAGGAGTTAAAACAGTTAATGACGCTGATACGTATTTACCAATTACTTCGTTGTCTCTATCTTATCTAAACGTTAGTGGTCAATTTTCTGCATTTACGCAAAATGATTTATATAATATGTCTTTGAAAAACGGATATGATGGCTCGTTCCAAGAATGGAGTGGACTGTGTTCTTCTCCTTATGGCAGTGGTATAGTGACATCGCCTGCAGGTTTGACAGGTAGGCAAGGATTGAGTGGCTCTGTATTATGTATTGACAGTACTGATCTTGCTTTGCCATCGAACATTGCTTCGGGTATTCTTGTCAATTCGCAACTCCAATTTCAGGTAGGTGTTCTAAACAATCGTGTTGAAAATTTCCCCGTGACAATTACTTGTATAATTGTTAATGATGGTATTATGGAAATTAGCGAGGGCGGTATGACGACTCGTATTGGTGTTATTTCAAGCGAGGATGTACTCCGTGTTCGCAGTAGCGGTGAATCCACGACGCTGGTTCATCATACGCAACTAGAAGGAGGAGGTTTGTTTGATTTTATGCGTAAAGTTGTATCGGCAGTTCCCGACATTGTAAGCAAAGCGGGAGACGTAATTGACGTTGGAAAAGATGTATACAATGTAGGCAAAAAAGTCAGCAGTGTTCTAGGTCGTGGTGTTCATACTGGAGGTGCTTTGGTAGCTGGAGCAATGACAGGCGGACGCAATATGTCTAAAGCTGAACTACGCCGTCTGCTCGGTTAGACATATTATTTAGGAAATTCATAATAAATAATTAATATATTTAAAGTATTTAGATATATTAATTTCTGTATATATATTATAATGACTAATTTACTACAAAATAAGAATAATTTAACTGGAATTATTTATAAAATACAACTCATTAATGATGAAGACGATAAGACTTGTTTTATAGATAAAACACGCAACATTATAAGCAGTATGAATCGTCACAGGGTTGAATATAATAATCATAGTAATACACCTTTTTATAATTTTATTAGAGAGAAAGGTGGACTGAATATGTTTAGTTGTGACATTTTATTTGAAAGTTATGAGATTACTTTAGCAGAATTAGAGAATAAATTGACTGAGTTTGAAGAGCTATTTAAACATACCATAATAAGCAATAAGCAACCTAAAAAATTACGGAATAAAGACGCTATTAAAATTAATGAGAGTAAAGCATTCAACGATTGGAAAACAAAAAATAAAGAGTATTGTCAGAATTATAATAAAAAATATAAATTAGCAAACAGCGAACGTCTCAAAGCTCGAATCACTTGCGATTGCGGAGGTGTTTATACTCGTGCAAACCCATCAACACATAACTTGACCGATGTACATTTGAATTATTTGAAAAAACAACAAGAAGAAGAAAAATTAATCCTCAATGGGATACTTTAAAGCATGATAGTTGGAAATAAACTCAGCCCATGCTTTATCCACATCATTATCAATCACTACTAATTTACAACCAACATTTATATTTGGAATATTTAAAACACCCTCCTCAGTAATAGCTAAATCTTTAATTTCCTCCATTTATATAATATAATATTATAAATCTCTCTGCTAAACATAAAAATAATAGAAAATAATTAAAAATATTTATACAATGTATATACATAATGCCAAGTGCTTGGATCGAACACGTAAAAGAGTTTGCTAGACGAAATAAAATCTCTTATGGTTGTGCCTTATCGGATCTACGGGCTAGAGCAGAATATCGGGCTAAAAAAATGGGAGAAGAGCGTAAAAAGAAATAAAGTCCCAAATTAATTAATAATATAAATTATTTATATAGCATTATATAAATAATGACTGAGGACATTAAGAAGATATTTGAATGTCGTAATATTGCAGAAAGCAGTAAAACCACATACGCCTCTATAATCAAAAACCTAATGTCTAATATGGAAACTACAAAACTTACTGATTTACTAAAAAGTAGAAATGTATTGAAATACTTAATCACTAAATCACCATCGTCACGTAAAACTATTCTCTCAGCTGTTATTACTTTCCTTGTTTGTTTAGGTTATCAAGATCATAATTCAGTAAAAAAATACAAAAAACTTGTAAAACAAGATAACACCGCTGTAAATACAGACGAGGTAAAACAGCACAAAAGTGAAAAAGAAAAACTAACAAGTAAGTCGTGGGATGAACTTAATAGTATATATGATGCTCTTTATGACAGAGAGAAGCATTTTTTAAAAAAGGATAGTGTATTAAAACCCTCTATGAAAAACTTACAATCAACACAAGATCTTATCATAGCAACTCTCTATATTAAACAAAAACCAAGACGACTAATGGACTATACTGAATTAAAAATCAAAAATGTAAATAAGGATATTGATAATTATATTTTAAAAACCAATTTCATTTTTAATAAATATAAAACAGAAAAAAAATACTCCACTCAAACTGTAAAAATTGAGCCTGATACTAAAAAGATTTTAGATAAATGGATAAAAATAATTCCTGATGATTATGAATATCTCTTATTTGATGCCAATGGTAATAAATTAAATTCTGTAAAACTAAATCAGCGTCTCAAAAAAATATTCGGTCTGTCTGCAAATATGATTCGATCTGCTTTCCTTACTAATATGTATAAAGATGCACCATCGCTACAGAACGCACAGCAAACCGCTGAAGACATGGGTCATTCAGTAAATACTGCTATTAAGAACTATGTAAAAATAGATTAAGAAATTATATATTATTATATTATATAAATGGCACATACAATTATATATGGCAAAAGTATTAACGACGATCCACCGCTAAATATCCCAATAGCTACTGATAATACTGGTAAATTGATATTAAGTCAGGATAGTGAAATTTCGGTGTCAGTTAATGAATTGTTTAATTTAGAAACAACTCAACAACAAGTCAAAAGTGTTTTAGATAGTATTTCTGTAAATACAACTCGTGTATCAACAACTGATAATGTATCACAAGCAATCCCTGTCCGTCTTGTTGCTGGAATTAGTGGTAACTTTTATAACCCATTAAGAGCAATTGGTAATGATTTAGCAGTTTATGTCGATGATATCAGTCCTGATATTGCTGTAAATAGCGGATTATCTACAAAATCACTTCAAGAGACAGGAAACACTAAATTAGATGATATTAAAACTAATACAGATAATTTAGTCCGTGTTACCCCTACAACTAATGTAACAGAAGCAATACCTGTAAGATTAATGGTAGGCACATCAGGTTCGTCTTTTAATGCTCTTCGTAGTATTGGAAGTGATTTAGGAGTTTATGTAGATGACATGGGGCCTGATGCTGTAAATAATTCAGGAATGTCAAAGGCATCACTTCAAACTAGCGGAAATAATATTCTTACAACAATTTCAAATACTTTAACAATTATGGATAATGTTTTAGATAATATTGATACTGGAATTAATAAAGCA